AGACCTTCGATACAGGACTTATACGCCAGACTTTGAGTTAGACAACGGTATCATAATTGAGACAAAAGGAATCTTCGATTCAGAAGATAGACGTAGACACCTTGCAATTCAGGAGCAGCATCCTACCTTAGACATTCGCTTCGTTTTTAGTAATGCAAAAGCAAAGTTGTATAAGGGATCAAAGACCACATATGCGGATTGGTGCACTAAGAATAATTTCTTGTACGCACATAGGATTATTCCAGAAGAGTGGTTGAAAGAAAAAGGTAAACGCTGTAAGACTAAACGCATTACAGTAGAAAGGAAAGTCTAATGACTTATACACTTAAAGAAGGTGAAGTTGCAGTAGTCTTACGTGCTAATTATGATGACAACGATGAGTGGGACGGAAGCTCTACTACAGGTGTCGTTTTTAATACAGAGCGTGAAGACGAGGGTATGCGTCATGGTCTAGAGATAGCTATACTTATGGCAGCATTCGTAGACTTTGTAGCAGACTACCCTGACTATGCTGATCCTATTGAAGGTAGGCGGTTGAAGTTACTACAGGAAATGTTCCCAGACGCTTTTGCTGCTGCAGTCAGTGAGATCGAAGAAGAAGATGGGAGTAATGTAATACAGCTAAATGCTTGGACTAAGACAGAGGGAAGCGCATGACTGATGTAGTAAACAATCCAGTACATTACAATCATAGTGGGATTGAGTGTATTGACGCTATAGAAGCTATGACTGAGAATATGTCTGGCGCAATAGCACCACATGCAGCTAACGTACTAAAGTATATGTGGCGATGTGAATATAAGAATGGCTTGGAAGATATAGATAAGGCAGTATGGTATCTCAACAGACTACGAAAGCGATGGGTGGAAACTCACAAATGAAAAAGTTCTATATTTCTTTTTTGGTTGAAGTAGATGATGACAATAATATACTGTCGTCTTACGAACAAGATCATATTGAAGATGTGTATGATCTAATGAAAAACATTCTACATGATGTAGATGATGTGCAAGTAGAAAACTTAAATGTAAAGGAAAGACCTTGTTAAGCGGTGATGATTTAGAAAACTTCGGTTATTACGATAACTTTGATGCAAAGGAAGGAGATAACGTGGACCCAACACAGTATTCCATGTGGGTAGAGAAAAAGATTTTAACTAAAGATCAGGAGCGTTTGATTGAGAATACTCTTGGCCTTGTAGGAGAAGCAGGAGAGGTTGCAGAAAAGATGAAGAAGCTGGTACGAGATAGTACTCGTTTCAACAATGAAGACATTATGAAAGAGCTAGGTGATGTGTTATTTTACACTACAGCTTTAGCTAATATTTATGGGCGTGGCTTACAGGATGTAATGAAACTAAACATTCAGAAGTTAGACGATAGACAAAAACGAAATAAACTACGTGGGAGCGGAGACAACAGATGAGCATTCCTAATACAGAAAAAGAATACGGCCCGACACTATCTATCTCAGAAGAGATTCACGCTATGAAGTATCGTAGTAAAGGTGAGACTTTTAAGGAAGCTATGACACGCGTAGCTGAAGCTCTGAAGGATAATGAAGCTCACTTTAATAACTTCCGCACGATCCTGTACGAGCAACGCTTCCTACCTGCTGGACGTGTACAGTCTGCTATGGGCGCACCTCGTCGTGTGACACCCTATAACTGCTTTGTATCTATGACTATTGAGGATAGCATGGATGGCATCATGGAAGCTGCACGACGTGCTGCAGAGACTATGCGCTTAGGTGGCGGTATTGGTTATGACTTTTCTACGCTACGCCCACGTGGTACGCTAATTAAATCCCTAGATAGTAAGTCATCTGGTCCGATTAGCTTTATGGGTATCTTTGATGCGGTCTGTAAGACGATTGCGTCTGCAGGGCATCGTAGAGGCGCACAGATGGGCGTACTGCGTGTAGACCACCCAGACATTGAGGAATTCATTACGGCTAAGAATAACAGCGATACACTGACTCAGTTCAATATATCTGTAGGTGTTACCAATGGATTCATGGATGCAGTAAAGTGGGATACAGACTTTGATCTAAAGTTCGATGGGCGTGTATACAAAACAGTAAACGCACGTGCACTCTGGGATCAAATCCTACGCTCTACATGGGATTGGGCAGAACCAGGTATTCTCTTTATTGATCGCATTAACGAAAAGAATAACCTACATTACTGTGAGAAGATTGCAGCAACTAACCCTTGTGGTGAGCAACCTCTACCGCCAAATGGTGCATGTCTACTAGGATCGTTTAACTTAACAAAATACATTGTTGAGCATGACGGTAAGTACGTATTTAACATGAACCAGCTACGTAATGATATCCCGCATGTTGTACGTGCTATGGATAACGTTGTGGATCGTGCTACGTACCCACTCCCAGCGCAGCAGCTAGAGGCTCAAAGCAAACGTCGTATGGGCCTAGGTGTCACAGGTGTTGCTAACGCTATCGAAGCGCTGGGCTTTGAGTATGGCAGTGATATGTTCTTACGTACCCTTGAAGACATCATGAGTGTTATACGGGATGTGTGCTACACTACCTCTGTTGAGCTTGCGATTGAAAAAGGACCATTCCCACTCTTTAGTCAAGCTTACCTAGGTTCTGGTTTCGCTAAGACACTACCTGAAGACATTCGTGAGATGATTACTAAGTATGGTATTCGTAATAGTCATCTACTATCAGTGGCACCTACAGGTACTATCAGCTTATCGGCAGACAATGTTTCATCTGGCATCGAGCCTGTGTTCTCGCATTACTACGATAGAACTATTCAAACCTTTGATGGTCCTAAAGTAGAACGTGTAGATGATTATGGCTATCGTGTATTTGGCGTAAAGGGTAAGACTGCAGATGAACTATCTGTGTTCGATCACGTCAAGGTTCTCAACGTAGCATCACGCTTTGTTGATAGTGCATGTTCTAAGACGTGTAACGTAGGAGCTGATGTAACTTGGGAAGAGTTTAAGCAGGTGTACATGGATGCCTATGATGGCGGTGCGTCTGGTTGTACTACCTTCCGTGCTGCAGGTAAGCGCTACGGTATTCTCAATGCATCTACCTCTGAGGACGTTGTAGACCAGCCGCAAGTAGAAGAGACACAAGACTACGTTGAGGAAGGTGGAGCTTGCTACTACGATCCTGCTACAGGTCTGCGTCAGTGTGAGTAGAAATCGCACAAATAAATTAGGGACCATCCCATCACCCTGCGTAAAAGTTTGTCGCATTTCAAATGATGGCTATTGCGTAGGGTGTAAAAGGACTATTGACGAAATAAGAGAATGGACTATAATGTCCGAATATGAGCAGAGAAAGCTTCTGTTTGAATTAACATGGCGAAAGGAAAGCAACCATGATTGAATCTATTTTTATTGGCATCACAGCCTTGGGTATACTAGCAGGTGTGGTGACAGAAGTAGTGGAACCCGCAGCTAAATATGGCTGGGATAAAGCTAAGGCTGGATATGAATATGTAGAAGATAAAGTCAATCCAGACGCATAATAAAAAGAGAGGGGCCAAACGGCCCCTTTACTTTATCCCATGTGTGTCTGCTGCTTCTGCTGCCCACAATGTACTACTCTGTAGTTGTGTCTTAGCTTGATCTAGTTCATGACTGTTATGTAAATTATCATCATAAAACTTTTCTAAGTAAGCTGAATACTCTTTAAGAGTTTTTAAGAAATGTTCTTTCTTTTTAAACATGTGAGCCTGAGCTTCTTGCTCTAACTTCATAGACCTTCTTCCATAAATATTTTAACCCAATCAGCACAGATGTCACTGCGTACAATATCATCTACACCAAACTCAACAACAGGGACAGGCAGCATATGCTTTTTGGCTAGATGTATAACCTTAGATAAACCATCGGATTCTTTAAGGTCAGACTGCTGAACATCACCGTTAAGTACAATTTTACTATTTTCACCTACACGGGTCAACAGCATCTTTAATTCATGTGTAGTTATGTTCTGAGTTTCATCTACAATTATGAAAGCATTGTCAAAGCTACGCCCACGCATAAGAGCAAGAGGTGCCATCTCTATATTACCGTTCTTGATAGCAGTCTCTACAGCACCTTTACCTAGGTGTTTCTCTAATACATCAAGTACAGGCAACGC